ACATGTCTGTTTTCAGTCTCTAAAACTTCCAGAATACAAGTCATTACAGAAATTGGATCAGGTTTTTTTATCCCGAAAACTTCAACACCCATTATCTCAATGTAAATATCTCTTAAAGCTCGGTTGTATACCATACAATCCCAGAAGTGATTCGGTGATCTCGACCCTTTTTTTTCCCACTTTACAACAGTTCCATACTCATCTTCCGGATGATCTTTCTCAATTACCGGATATTCTGAACCGATACATTTAAAATAATCATCATCATAACCATTACCAGCCAAAATAGCACCACAATCACCGAACGGAAAACTTTCAAGACCTCCAAGACGTTTTTCTTCTGGATAGTTCGGATAACCGGAAGGTTGCTCTATCGGATATCCTGCCCACACTTTACTAATATTTTCATGTAAAAGATTTTTATAAAAAATAGTATCTATTGACCATCTTTCTCCTAAATTTACCCTGCTTTTGAATATTACTTTATCGTTTTTCGCTCGTGTTGATCTCCCGGCTAGAGCAACTACACCTGAGCAATAATTAGAAAACCAATAACCGCTTTCAGGTTTAAATCCTACATCAACTCCGCAAGCGTTAATATGATAAATAATTCCATCATCAGAAAGAAATTCACTTTCTACTATCTTTTTTGCAATTAACCACGCTGACCCACCTTCATCTATACCGCCGTGAATTGCTCCTTTCGCTATTGAATAGGTCTGACCGTTCAGGCAATGACCTTCGATCTGAAACGCTAGCCACCCTTTACGCTCTTCTAACCGTCCATTTACATCTATTGCACACGTTAGGATTAAGATTTTGCTGTTGCCGTCCTTTTCAGCTACCTTATTTGGAATCGTGAGCGGTTGATAAGGTCTAAGATTTTGATAACGCCGGGCAAGTTTAACATTTTTTACTTTATCCTGCCACGGTAAGCCCTCAACATTATTTTTGAAAACCTGTAATTTATTTTTATTGTCTTTACATTCAAGCCATTCTGTGACCACCTGTTTCCAAGGAAAAAAATTGCTATACAGAGCGTTCAAAGCAAAACTTCTAAGCCCTCTTCTTTTCGCTGTTGCTGTTGGTATCCATTCTGCAGTCCCTCCATGTCCTTTTTCAAGCATCATCTCATATTTGCTTGACTCGTTTATTCTACATCCATTTTCGCACTGATAAAAAATAGAGCTGTCAATATAATTTCCATCGTCATCAAGCTCGTATTTAAGACCGGCACCGTCAGGCGTATGAAATATAAATTTCTGTTGCTTTCCGCAACGAGGACAATGCCAGAAATAATAAGACTGATCACCTTCCATAAAAAGTGAATAGATATGAGAACTTCCGGCATAAAGTGGAGTCGAACCCCAAAGAATTTTATAACTGTTTATAAAAGCCATGAACCGGGCACGGATCAGGCTGATAGTTGATCCCTGTTTTTCAAGATCTGATTTGTACGTATCAACTTCATCACACAGCCCTATCTGATAACCGACCTGGCGTAATTTGTTGGCGTTATTTGCCCCCATCGCTGCAATAAATCCGCCGTAAAATTCTTTTAAGGCTTTTGTATCACCTGTTCGGCTTTTCCGTTTCTTAGCAGTAGATGGTTTTAACTTGTCTTCTATTCCTGCACTTGCAATCATGCCGTCAATTCTGCTTGCCATATTCTTTTCTGATAGTTCCTTATCCGCTGACGTGTACAAAACAGCTCTAGGAAAAACATCAATTATAAATCCGATTATGGTTTCTAAAACAATTTGAGTAAATCCTATTTGTGCCGGTTTCATAACTGCAACTTCACGTACTGGCGAGGTCGGTGAAAGACAGTTTACAACCTCACGCCAATAAGGTGAGTTGTCAAAATCCAAACGCCCGGATCTTTCAGAATACTGACTCGCTATTGTTCTTTTTTCCTCAGCCCACTCCGAAGGGTTAATATTTACATTTTCGGGAATGAGTGCCAGCATGGTTTTGAAGATAAATTCTTGATGTTCAACTTCTTGGCTGTTCATTTTCGGATCGTTTCATTTGTTCCTCAATTTCCTTTGCATACTTTCTCTGTGCCGTCTCAACTATCTTTTTTGCTTCTTTTGTATATCTATCCTGCAATAGTTGAACAATTTTCTCACGCCGGTTATCTGGATTAGATTCATAGGTTGAAATAACAATATCTACTACTGAGCTTGGAAGTGTGATAAATGACTGTATTATTGATCCCACAGTTTCATTTATCAGCTTTTCCGCTATGTCACGCCTTATTAGTTTACCGCTTGACTCCTCAAGTTTAAGGTTGCTGAGCTGTGTTGTTGCCCTTTTTGCTTTTATGCTTTCAAGTTTCAGTTGCATATCGAGTTTCATCAACGCACCGTACTCAGTGTTTGTTTCAATTTCTGGTGGTGATTGCTCTTTTTTGCGGGGTTTTGACTCTGTTTCGGATGCTTTTTGTTTAATTTTAGATGTTTTTACACCAAAATTTGCAAGATTAACTCCCTTTGCTCTTAAATATTCTCTATTTACAGGGTTATCAAGATCAATTTTGTTCTTTTCATTCTTTTGTAAATACCTACTTGCCGTTTTTGCAACTGCCTGTTTTGATATCCCTAAAGCATCTCCGATCTGTTTTAGTGTTATTATGTTCATATTTTAAAAGATTTCCTCCCTTTTCCCAATATTTTTTTGGTGTTGTGAGTCCATCCATTTTTTATGAAAATTATACACTTCTTCTGAATTGCTTATTGAATACTGCTCTATCTGCGCATTGTCTGAAAGGTTTCCCGACCCTTCCAAACAGTAGAAATTTTCTCCAGATTTGATTAACATTATTTTAGAATGATTTTCTGTGAGCTTGGTTTGAACATCATACTTATCTCTAAACATGGCTGACAGCTCTCTAATTTGCTGTATTCTTTTTGGTGTTCTATTGACCATCGTTGCGGCTATTATGAGCCTCATTTTTTGAACAATCCCAGCTTCAAGCATTTGGAATAGTCCAACAATAACATTTTCTTTAATGCTGAAAGTAGATAAATAAAGTTCTTCCACAGGATCTTCAAACATTTGAGAAATTGCAACTAGAATAGAGTACATGTTAAAGCACCCTTGGGTTATACATCTAATTTGTTCTTTTTTACTGGGAATTACGCCTAAATCCTTTGCATGTTTTGCTTTCAAATAATGAATATCTGCAAATCTTACGGCTTTTTTTTCAGACTTAATTTTATTAACCTCACCACGTTCATCTGCTTCATTAACTATATCGTCCGAGTCTCTTTTATCGCCGTTTATTTCGTCATCAACATCATCGCTTATTTTATCTATTTCTGAGAAAATTTCATTATTTGACATGCCTAGCTCTGAAAAAAAATCAAAGCTATCTTCACATAAATTGTTTATTTCCCTTGCGAGTATTTCTTCATCGTATCCTGTACTGGTATTCAATTTATTATGAGCGATAATATACGCTCGTTTTTCCGCTTCGCTCAGGTGTTCAATTCTGATAACTGGAACTTTTTCAAGCCCTAAAAGCAAGGCTGCCTTTAACCTTCCGTGACCTTCAATTATAATATTGTTCTGGTCTATCGCTATTGGATCATTAAACCCAAACTTTTCAATTGAATTAGCTATCTGCCTGATTTGATAGTCAGGGTGAAGTTTTGCATTGTTTTCATATTCGACTACTTCCGACACTTTCAACATTTCGATTTTTAATTTGTCAACCACGTCAACCCCCACCGGTACTAAATAACAACATCTAATAATAAGACCGTTTTTTTTAAATGTCAACCTTTGTGTTTCAAAAGTCAACCCTACCAAAAAACCATTTTTAATGCGTGGTATGCACTGGCAATACTCCGTATTTCAACGCGTTATATAACTTTACAGTCCCTTTTCTCTTTTAAAATTATATACTTACGCAATTACAATCATTCTGGCGTGGTCTTTATTCTCTTGGTCTGTGACCCATTCCAAGTTGCTTACGTTATTGTTTTGCTTATCTTTATCTTTATGATTTACTTGAGGCTTGTTATCAGGGTTAGGAATGAACGCCGTTGCTACCAGTCTATGTGCTGACATCATCTTGGTTTTGCCATTAACTGTTATCCCTGTGTTTAGATATCCCCTGTTTGTTGGTCTCATTCCCAGCCTTCTTCCACTCTTACCGCTCCAAACGTGACCAAAATTGCTTATAAAATATGATTCACAATTAATTATTGGTCTGTATTCCTC